ATTTCTACGCGGCTGTCGGAACGGTGCTTGGCAATGCTTTCCGAAAGAAAGGATCACCGCCAGAAGAGTATCTGAAAAAGCCGCTCATGGCTGAATATTTTGCCCTGCAGGAAGACCCTGAGAAAAACGAGCGTTTGGCCGCGCTTGAGATGGAGATGTGGGCAAGGAAACTCAGCCGCGATGGCGTACAGAAGAACGAGCATGGCAACGCGGCAGAAAACGAGACAGAGAACGAGCAATAAAGCAATGAGGTGAGCGCTATGGCGATTGATATCGAAAGCCTAAATGTACAAATCGAATCCGATTCCTCGAAGGCGACAACTAGCCTTGATGCGCTCATCAGGACTCTCGAACGGCTGAACAACGTCTCGTTGGACAAGTTCATCAAGAACTTCCAGCAGGTCGTCAAAGTGCCGTCCAAGTTCGACGAGGAAGCCGAACGTATGGCCGCCAGCGTGGCCAGAAAGTTCAGGCTGACCGGCGAAGCGGCTCGTGAGTTCTCTACCGAACTGGCCACGGCGATAAAGGCCGTCAATGGTGGCGGTTATGACTACGGAGCCATCGAACGTGCAAGCACTGTCCTGCAGAAGAACGGCGAGGTAGTCGAAAAAGGCAGTGACGCATGGAGAGAGCTTCGCGATTATGTTTCCAAGTCTGCTGGAGCAATCTCTGCCGCATCCGCAACGGCCGCAGACTTCCCTGACATGGCCAAGCGGATGACCCAGGTCTTGGGTAGCGGATGGTCTTTCGCCAAAGGGAATGCCGGCAAGGACCTCAGCGAGTTCGTGATGGAAATGGACGGCGTCCTTGGCACGAACTTTTGGGAACGGTCCGGCGAAAGTTCAACGACAGCACTGCAGCTTATCGTTGAAGAACTTGAAAAGGGCAAGGATCAAGTCCGCTCTTTCGCAAACGACAGCGATTACATGGCTGACCGTTTTGGCTCTGCTGTCGATGTTGTCAAGAATACCGTCGGCGACATGTGGCAGACTCTTGCCGAGAACCCGTCCATGGGCGTGTCGTCCGAACAGGTGCTTAACCCGTTCGCGTCTGCGCTGAAAGCCATGCAGGGGGCTGCAGGCACCGCGAGTACGCAGTCTATCGACAAGATTGCCGCTTCGCTGAACACGCTCAGCGCGGCTATTCAAAAGACGGACATTTCGTCTTTCAGTGAGAAAATCGTTCCGTTTGTCACGGCTCTTAACGGTTTGCAGGTGAATCCCGATGTCGTGAAGAACCTTGTGTCCGTTGGCTACTCGTTCGACAAGTTATCCAACGCCAAGGTTCCGGCCGGCCTGTTTGATGGTATCCAGAAGCTGGCTGAGACCATGAACGGCACAGCAATCAGTTCGGAGTCGCTTGCATCACTTGAGAGGCTTGCTACGGCGATTGCGGCGCTTGCTGGCAAAACGCAGAAGCGGTATGAAACCAGCTTCGCTGCGCTTGCTGACGGCCTCGACAGGCTGTTCCAAGTGCTTGCGAGAGCGCCGACCATCAATCCTGCAACCGTTCAGACTCTGCAGGCCATTGGCAGTATAAGCACTGACAGTGTCAGAGCGGCCAAGGGCATGATGCGGATGGGCGACAGTGCTTCCCGCGGTGCGCAGGGCTTGTTTGGCTTCGCCACCAATGCACATCGCACTGCTGTCAGCGCACATTCGCTGAGTACTAGGCTTGCCTTTACTATCGGAAAGTTCCGCCAGATATACTTCCTCGTTCGTAGGATGGCGTCTGGCTTCGGCAATATGGTTGAGAGTGCCATGGACTACGTGGAAACGCTCAACTATTTCAACGCCGCATTTGATCAGGTCGCGTCTCGCTCTGAAGATGCTTTCGCCAAGGCAGGTGCTGAATCAGGCGAGGCATTCGTAAACCGCTTTGCGCAGGAAGCAGAGAAGCTGACCGAAAAGATGTCGGGCTATGCCGTTGGCGCGGATGGCATGGTCCGTAACACTGGCATGACCACGCTCGGCTTGAACCCTGAGCGGATGATGAATTATCAGGCAACCTTCGCACAGATGGCATCCTCGATGGGTGTCTCGTCCGACGTTGCCACTGATTTGTCTAGAGCGCTGACAGAAATCGGCGCGGACCTTGCCTCTGTTAAAAATATGGGCTTTGAGCAGACGTGGGAGAACCTGCAGTCTGGTCTGGTCGGCATGAGTCGCGCTGTTGATAAATACGGCCTTAATATCAGAAACGTCAACTTACAGCAGAAGCTCACGTCTCTCGGTATCGAGGCCAACATTCAGGAGATGAACCAGCAGGACAAGGCCCTGCTTCGTACCATCATCATCCTGGAAAACTCGCAGTACGCATGGGGCGACTTGGCCGACACCCTGCAGCAGCCCGCGAACCAGTTGAGGATGCTGCAGTCCGGCGTCCAGAACCTTGGGCGTACGCTTGGTAATCTGTTCCTGCCGATTGTGGCACGAGTACTTCCTTATGTTAATGCTCTTGTGGTGGCGCTTCAGCGGATGATTGAATCGCTCATCGCACTTGTTGGCATTGACTTTGACTGGGGGTCTGCCGGCGGCGCCGCTGGAATCAACAGCGAATGGGCAGATTACTTAGATGATACCGCGGAAGGATTTGGTGCCGCGACCGAAGCCGCTGAGGAGTGGAAGAACGAGATCCTTGGCTTCGACGAAATCAACAAGCTCGGCAGCGAGTCTAAAGATTCTTCGTCTAGCGGCTCTGGTAGCAACCCGCTCATCACTGGGCAGTTGGAAGGTGCGCTGAAGAAAGCGCTCGACGAGTACCAGCGCGTGTGGGATGCGTCCTACGCCAATGTTGACAACCAGGTCAATGAACTGGCGCAGCGCATCATCGACGCGTTCAAGGAAGGGGATTTCGAGAACCTTGGCAAGAAAGCCTCCGAATGGATTGTCAACGGCCTGAACAAAATCAACTGGACCGATGTGAAGGAATTCGCGTACGACGTTGGCGCGAACTTTGCTGATTTCCTTAACGGATTCATTACCCCGGACCTTTTCGGCACCGTTGGCCGTACAGTCGCAGAGGCGCTGAACACTGCCGTCCAGAAAGCGCTTGGCTTTGCCACGAGGCTTGACTGGATAAATGTTGGTGAGAGCTTTGCGGCGGGACTCAGCGAGTTCTTAACGACGTTCGACTTTGCCGGCCTTGCTGATGCGTTGAACAAGTTCGTCCGAGGTTTTGCATTTGCGTTCATGGCGGCACTTAAAAATATGCGTTGGGGCGAAATCATTAGCAACGTGATAGACGGTGCTTTGGCGCTCGACCCGCTTACGCTCGCAATAATCGTCGGAAGTCTCTCCTTTAAATCGCCTGGTGGCAGTGTTGCCAGAATGGCATCCACCATCGTTAAAGGAATTGGTGAGTTGCTCGCCGGAACGTCGCTCGGCTTCGCGATTGGAGCGGGAGGCATAATCGCACTCACAATTGGTGTGCAACTTGCGTTTGAAAAGGCAAACGTACAGCACATCATGGAAGACACGATGCCATACACAATGGCACTGTCTGGCATTTCGGATGGTTTCGAGACGGTCCTGTCAAACGCTGAAAAGCTCGCAAACGACGCAAACTTCAAGGGTGAGTGGCTGTCCGGCGTGGCCGAACGATACAAAGAACTGAACAAGAAAATCGACCTCACCGGCACCGAGGAGCAGGAACTTCGCGACCTTGCGCAGATACTTGCTGGTGAAAACCCGGCCTTCCTTTCGATGATTGATGATCAAACGGGCGCTTGGAAAGGAACGTATGACCAGTTAGACAGCCTCGTCCGAAAGACCAGAGAGTATTACCTGGTTGCCGCCGCTGAAAACGCAAAGAGCGCATATTATGCGCAGGCCATGGAGGCTGAGGTGGGCCTCGCCGGCGCGGAGAGCGAGTACAATGCCGCGCGGCAGGAATGGCAACGGCTGAATGCTGAGTACCTCGCACTTGCTACGAAATATTCAAACGAGGCGGCCGCAGCTGGAAAAGAGTTCCGCGTGGAAGACTATGCGGACCTTGCAAGACTTGGCGAGCAGATGGCGCGTCAAATGTCGATTCAGCAGGACGCAAACAGGCGCATTCAGGAGTTTCGTACTGAGTTAAGCGAGGCCGAAACGGCGATGGAGAAATACGACTCCTACATTGCCGAGATGACCTTGCAGGCCGCAGGACTTGCTGACGCAGTTGTCAATGCCACGAAGACAACCAACGACACGGACTTTTCGAAGTGGGTTGATTCGGCGGCCAAAGCGATTGACGGGGTTGGCGGCTATTGGGTGAAGGGCACCAACGGAATGGTCCAGGTGTCCGGCGACACGTCGCTGAGAATCTATCAAGCCATCATGAACGGCGACCTCAAGAAGGTCGGACCGGGAATGTACCAGACGGCACTCGGTGATGTGATCTACTATGGCAACGGCCTCACGGCAGGCGAGAAGTCGGCACCGTTTGTGTCTGCGCTTAAAACGCTTGGCTCCAGTGGCCCTGGTTTCATGAGGCTGTTCTACAAGGATTGGAAGGAGTCTGGATATCAGAGCGCAAACCACACCGCCTCCGGCTTTAAGAAGGGCGTCGCGGACAACATGAAGTCCGTCGAGACGGCAGGGCGTAGCATGGCTCACGCCGGATTCCTCAAGGGCTTCGACGAAGAGATGCTCATCAAGTCGCCGTCCAGGGCGATGCAACAGCGCGGTGTGTACATCGTACAGGGCTTGGCCAAGGGACTGGCAGACACGTCGTCGCTGACGAATCCGCTCGCGCAGCTCCGCAACGCCATCACCAGTGCGTTCTCGTACAACAACATCAAGAGCGGACTTGGCGGTGTAATCAGTGCGTTCAGCGATACCTTCGGCGAAGCATCGAATGCGGCTATCGGGCAGTACAACAACATGGCGTCGAAGATGTCTGCGGCCACGGTGAACGGGAAGAAGGCGATGGCGCTCTCCCAGGTGCCGATGCTGAAGTACGCCAACGGCGGCTACCCTGAAGACGGGATGTTCTTCCTCGCAAACCACCACGAACTTATCGGCCAGTTCTCGAATGGCCGGACCGCTGTAGCCAACAACGAGCAAATCATCGCGGGCATCGAGGGCGGCGTAGCGAGAGGGATGGCACAGGCGCTGATGAGCAGTGCATCGGTTACGGGCGGTCATAACGGACAGCCGGTACAGGTGGTCATCAATGTTGACAGTGAGACGCTTTACCGCACCACGCTTCGTGGACAGAACAAGTACAACAGTCGGTATCATCTGCAACTTGGGTGATGCTGAACAGGCAGAAGGGAGTCATCGGTCATGGTGGCTCCCTAGAATGCCTATGAGAGCGCACAGGAGGCGCTGAGAGCGAGGATAGGCTTATGGCTATGTTAATAGTTGACGGCGTGGAATTGAAGGCTCCTAGCACCTTCGGATGGGGCATCCAAGATGTTTCCGACCAGTCTGCGGGCCGTGTGCAATCGGCGCTGATGTACAAAAACCGAATCGCACAGAAGAGAAAAATCGAGCTGGAATGGAGCAACCCCACTCCGGCAGAAATCTATGAAATCGTTAATGCGTTTCAGCCCGAATACGTAACGGTGCAGTATCACGATCCGCTTGATTCGCCAGACCCGACCGTGCTTTCCACCAGAGTTTTCTACACGGGCGATAAGACAGCGCCGGTATATTCTTGGGTGGTCGGAGAGGAACGGTACTCGGCGGTGACTTTTAACATCATCGAAAGGTAAGGGGGAGCATCATGGCAATCAAAGGATTCAACATAAACGGAACTGTCCAGAAGTACGATGCGGACAGTCTGGCGAACAACGATGTGACTTACTTATCCTCGGACGATGGCGACTATGTGCTGACTTCCGATATTTTTCTGGAAGGCACCAAGATCAAAAGCGCGACAGTCGGCAAAATAACTACAATCTACTGCTCGTTTAACCTCGCCACCAACTTGGCACGGTGGTCGAACACCGTTGCCGCCACTGTCCCGGCTGAAACACGGGCGATTTTAGGTGACGGGTACTGGGAGGCTCCGGCAGTCAACTACTTCACGGGGCAGTCGGTGAAAGTCGCGCTGAAAATTGACGATGATGACACGAAGTTCGAAATTGCTTGCGGGAATGTTACAGCAGGGGCGCAAGACCAGCTCCGCGCAACGTTTACCATCATAGGCGGCATGGTCTGACGGAAGGGTGATGATATGACCGAATACAGGGTAACGAGTGTCAGTTTGACGATGACACTTGCTGACAGTACCACGCTTAATATCGGGGACAGCGACATCATCCTCGGAAGCCTGTCTGTCAGCGAAGCGTCATCCGGCTCCACGGAGTTTTCAATCGGCACGGCGATTTCCAAGCGGTTATCGTTCCAGCTGAAGAACTTCAACGATGAATACAGCGCATACGATTTCAACGATGCGCAAATCGTGGCAACCATCATCGCTGATGCCGACAGCACCGTGGATGAAGCAAACGGAATCGTCAGCGGCTTTGGCGGGACGATGGGAAGTGATAGTGTTGTCACGCTGACCGGCGCTTCGATGGATGACAACGGAATCGTCACATTGTCCGGCTCGACCACAACGGATAATTACACGCTTGGTGTGTTTTATGTTGTCGAAAAGCCGAACTATAACGGCGGGACTATCACTTTCAACGCGCTTGACGGTCTTTATAAGACCGACCGGGACTACACCACCGCACTGACATTCCCTGCAACGCTGTTGCAGATTTACAACGAACTTTGCACGAATTGCGGCATCGTCCCCGCACAGGCAACGATCCCGAACGCGAACTACTCCGTGCCGGTCAAGCCGAATCTGGATGCCACCACTGCCGCAGATATGCTGTGCTACATCGCGCAGATCAGCGGCACTTTCGCCCAGATGAACAGTCAGGGAAAGCTGGAACTGAAGCGATACGGCGGCACTTCCCATTCGCTTTCCGAAACCTTTTCAATGGAAGTGGATACGGACGATGTGGTAATCACCGGCGTAAAGGTGACGGAGTGCTTTGACGAAACGGACACGCTGAAGCGCCAGACCGTGCTGAATGGCACTGCCGCATACGCGCTGACCATCGCAGAGAACCCGCTTATCGGTAGCGGAAAGGCACAGGCAGTAGCGGACTTCCTGACGAGCGTATATGTCGGTATGCAATTCAGGCCGCTGCGCATCACCGTACCGACCAACCCGGAAGTCCATGTCGGTGACAGCATCGTGTTCACGGACTACAAGGGGAACACCTATAGCACCTACGCAACGGAAGTCGATTTCTCGACAAACGCTCCCACTACAATCGCAATGAACGCAGCGTCCCCGGAACGGAACAGCGCTGTGCGGTACTCGGCAGAAGCCAAGGCGCTTGCTGAGTCAAAGCGGCTCGTTGAGAATGAGAAGACTGCCCGCGAACTTGCGATTGACCAGATCGCACAGCAGATTGCCGGAGCGGGTGGTATGTATGAGACTACGGTCGCGCAGACGGGCGGCGGCAACATCTACTACCTCCACAATAAACCCACGCTTGCCGAATCCACCACCATCCTGCGTATTGATGACACTGGCATCTACATCAGCAATGACGGCGGTCAGACTTACCCCATCGGCCTCGATTACTCCGGCACGGAAATCCTCGACAAAATCTACGCCATCGGCATAGACGCAGACTACATCACCACGGGGTTAATACAGTCCAGAGTAAGCGGGTTCTCGCTGAATATGGATACAGGTGTGGCGAATCTGAGTAACGTTAATATTACTGGTGGAACAATAAATGTTGAGCAAACATCTGGTGGGCCGCATTACCACTCAGAGTTCATGAACGTAAAATATTATGACCACTCAACAACGAGTACAGAAAATTATTACCTTAACGAATTTTCCATAAACTCATCTGGGTATTATAATACATACTACACCGCACGATTGCCTGTTGGGTCAGAGAGACCCGCAACCAAGGACGATTATTCTGGTTACACTAGAGGAACTTTTGGCAG